TTCCCTCAAACTTTTAACATTGTAACGTTCGAAAGCATCCCAATATAATTTGTTGTAATCTTCGCCCTTTGGTATTCCTCTTTTCCGGGCCTCTTTTTCAAATTCGATTAAAAAGGTTTCTTGTGTTGAAAACGCTTTTTCATCTAAAACCAATGATGATGCATTTGTCATAGAATCGGATGGTGTTTTCTCTGCCATTCCACCCGGTACATTTGACTGCATCACATGTGTTAATTCTTTCTTTAATATAACGTCAATTGATGCGTTTAATATTCCATCTTTGTACGGTGTGCCATCACTCTTGCACCACACGATTTTGCCATCTTCTGTTTTGGCATTTTGGATCAATTGCATCTTTTTCAATTGTATTATGTCCTTTATTACGTTCTCATCATAACTTTTGTTAAATGTTAATGATGATAATACGTTGTTAATTTCGGATTCACGCACATAATTGTTTTGATAACTTTTCAATTCATTGATCATTGAATCTTTTTTATCCAACTCTGACTGTGCATTTTTGATCAGTTCGTTCTTTTCCTTTTTGTACTTTGAACGTAGATCATCCATTTTTTTTGTCATCTCGCTGATTTCCGGATTGGATTTAAGGTCCTTCAATTTTTCTTGCATGACCTTATTTTGTTCGGCAATCATTTTGGCAAATTCACTTGTTTTCATGCCATCCGGTTTTTCAAGACCGGCATCAATAAAAGCCTTATCAACGAAATCATAAATCTTTTTATGCTCTGATGATACGTTTTCGCTAAAATAGTTTTTTGCAATGGTTTCGGCATACATTTGGCCGGTCTTTGTACCCTTTACAATATCTAATAATTTTGCTTGTACCGTTTCATCTTCTGTGGCTTGATTTCTTAATGCATCAAAATCAAATCCGTTTGTTGTTTCGTTTTCCATACGTCGCTATATGTTTAAAATGTTATTAATTTACTTTTGGTTTTCTACCTCTTGGTTTCGGTTTCGGTTCGGGTGTTGGCTTTGGGATCGTCGGATTATGAATCATGATCACTTGTTGCCATCCACCCATGTATTGTGGCTTTTTTAATTGCTCATCCAATTTCATCCAACTTTCTAAAGTCTTACAAAATTTTTGATGTGACAATTTAAGTTTGATACCTTCTTGTTTTGCACGTATGCCAATGAAATGAAATGCATGTGTGTCACATTCTTTGATCATGCCATCGATACCCTCATTAGGATAACTCTGCATCACTTCTTGCAATTCCTTGTTCTGGGATAGATTGCCCGGAATCATTTTCGGTTGTTTGCTCATCTTTGATGTATTTAATTAATGTATTATATATGATGTCAATCTTTGATTCGAATGTCAATTGATCACCAAAATCAACAAGATTGCCATTTTCCCTTTCAAATTTAGCAATTAATTTGTTAAAATTTGCTTTCAAATACAAATCATCCATTTGCATCACACCTTGTTCGGCTTTTTTGTAGCATTCCTCCAATGTGTTGAATGGTGCCGGATTTAAATTGTTTTCAATTAGCAACTTTTGAATTAAATGTGGATCATTTTTGTATTTCGTTTCAACTAACAAATGATAAATCTGTGATATTTCACTATCTGGCAATCCGGTTTCTTTTGCATCTTTAAACAACTTTTGCAATTGCGATTCACTCATCAAAAACCATTCAGTTCCATAATTAGCATATACATTCACATCCATTTGATATGCCAACTTCATTGCCGTTTTAACCATCCATTTATGCAAACGCCCAAGCATTGCCGATATTTTCAACAATGGTTTTTTACGATCCTCCATCAATGATTTCACTTGATCCGTGTTTACGGCTTCCTTGTTCAACATGTCATTGAATCCGGTCACCTGGACTTTGATAAAGTTTTCACGTTGCATTTGTTTCTCATGCTCAAATCGTAGGTTTTCCGTTGGTGGTGATATGAATGTAAAATATCCACGTGCATCATTTTCATCATTATCAATGGCCGGATTGACCTTGATCGATGTTCCTGGACCGGTAAATTGATTCTTTGAACATGTCGGGCAATCCGTAGGTGTTGACATTTCACCATTTTCCATTGGATAAGACACCTTACCATTTGTGCAATATTCTTCCTCACAAACTGCTGATGCGTATTCAATCACCGGGAAAACACCATAGTGTTCGGCATAGTATGAATATGTGTGAAATTGTTGCCATTCCGACATTGTACCCAATACCGTTGCTAATGGTGACCATTTTTTTGTGTAGTCTTTTGTATTTAGATCATCATCAACAAACCAACGTGCCGGGCAATAACCAAGATTATGTGAATTTTCGATGATCATCTTCATGTGCATACCACGTTTTTCAAATACACGATAAAACTCATCGTCATAAAATGCGATGCGTTTATATTCGCCAAATTCATCATGTCCATGTGAATGATGAAATATAATGTATTGAAAATTCTTTTGACACGGTGTTAATTGATAACCAATCAACTTTTTAAGATTGACATCAACGTAGTATGGCATCCCATCCTCATCCTTATCAACTACAACAATTGTTTGTGGTTGACATCTCAAAACATATTGTCCACATTTTTGAATAAAATTTCGTGTGTTCAACTTGATCGCCAATTCTTGACCGGCTTGTTCGAATCTCTTATTTGGATATTGTACTTGAAAATTAGCATTTCGACCATGAAACACACGGTTAATGTCTGATATGACATCATCGGCAATCGATGTGATCGCTAAAGGATAAGAAAAGAAATTAAGAATCCGTTCGTATTTATCTGGTGTTACAGAATTACGAATCGCCATTTTAATTTCACTCCAACCGGTTTCATGTTCTAATTCATAAAAAAACAACGGTTCACTCATCACCCTCAACCGTGACTGATACATCATCATCTGATTGATGTGGCTTTTGTTCGGTTGCTTTTGAATTAGATTTTTTATTTCGTTTTCTGCTAATAACATTATCCTTAAATTGATATTTGGATGATTCAATGATCAAATAGTCACGGCCTTGTTCGGCTAATTTACGCAACAAACGTTGTGCATGTGCCAAGTCTAACTCAACACATGCACCGGTTTGCGTATTTTTTAATTTAATCTTTGACATCCAATTATGTTAATGTTAAAGCATTGAAATCTGTGGGTGTGATTGCATGTTTAGTTTCGTCATAATCAAATGGTAACTGAAACGTCATCACATTATTGTCACGTGTACCAAATCCAGAATTTGACATTGTACCTAAAACAACATTTGTACAATCAAATCCCGTGAAAAGATCACCGACTTTTGATCCCCAAATTTTCCCCTCTTGGCTAATTAGATATACTTCCAATCCCGTTCCCTCACATGCTAATTTTCTGAATGCAGTTATCTGCGCACCCGTCAATGAATCAAAACGTGCACTTCCATCAGCCGGATTGATTCCGTTGATTAATGTTTCGCCGTTTAGTGTGGTATTATCGCCACCACCTTGAGTGATTGTTGAACCGGCAACGATCGCTGAATCACCTCCAATTAATGGTGAAAAAACAACATGTGTGTCATCCGATGCAGTTGATAAAGTATTCCAACCGGCAACGGCTGATGGTGTTGTTGATGCGATTGTTGATGGTACATTGTTAGCCGGTGTTCCCGTATCCCAAATTACTTTCCCTTTACGCACAAACCAATAACGTTGAATTTGCCCAAGATTTTCCGGGCATGATGATGCTGGTATATCATCCAATGATGATGCCAATGGGCAACAATCTAACAAAAACGGTCTTGCACTCTGCAAAAACCAAAAACTTTCTAATACAGACATTCTAAATCTAATTTATTTATAATTAAAAAATACAATTCATTTAACGTTGTTACGCATCAAAATGTTATTGTGTCAGTTAATGTTGTTAATGTAGCACCGGTGTCATCTCTAAACACATATTGTAGATCGTACAAAAACCCCGATGGTGATGATGCAAAATCAATCCATAATTTTGATAATTTATGCTTGCCACCAACGCATCCAAGTGAATCCAGGACAACCGGTGATGCAACCAATGCCGGTGCGCCGGCTCCCGGTGTCAATGTCAATTGTATATCGTACACATCACATGTGACATTTTGATTCAACAATCCGAATGCTTCTTTTTCAAATGTAGATGATCCAACACGATCGGCAAAACCCTTTGTAAAATCCGGTGATGTGACTGCATCCGTTCCACAACATTTGAATTTTGCCGGTGGATCAAGATATTCACGGATAACATTCAAAACGGTCAACTCTGATGCCGTTAACAATGATTCATCTAATTCAAGATTGAATATTTGACTTAATAGATTATTGAATGAATTTGTGTCGAATGTTTGAATCTGTGATGTTTCCAATTGTGTTTTTGCACTTGCTATTGTAAACGGTGACACCGTTGCAAATTGTCGCAATGCTTGGAGCAATAACCCAGAATTGGCTTGTAAGCCGGTCAAAAATTGTGTTGATGTTAATACAAACGCCATTGTTATATTTTAGCCGTAAGATACAATATTTTTTCTAATCTTGGTGATTCCTTGCATACCATAACGCAATGCATCCCAAATATGATTCCAATCATCGATGGGTTTGTTTATTAACTTGCCATCAATCTTGTTTTGTTTCCATACGTATTTTTGTGCTTCTTGTTTCCAATGTTCATTGTTTACAATATTTAATCCCTTATATGATTTGATTACATCAATACCGTGATTAATTGAATCTTTGCCCTTTGCACATCCTTTAATATACCAACCATCATTCCAAATTGTTTTGATTGATTTAGGTTCTGCTGAATCTGCATAAATCATTGATCCAGTTCGGTGTCCACGTTTTAGTTTTAGTTTTTCTAATCTTTGGCAAATGTGATGGTTCAACAATCCCGTTTGATAAAATAGGCATTGTGCGTATATTTCGCCCTCTATCAACTTAATATGTACCAATGTGGATGGATCATTGGAATAACCAAAATCAAGTCCGTATGCTTCACGTTGTACATTCTTGACCGGCATGTGTTGAATCCAATTGATATTGGGAAATACCACACCATCAATTTTGCCGGTCTTACCTAAACCATAAACTTTCCACTTCTCTGGATCGGTCTGCTTGTATGATTCAATCTTTGTTTTGATGTTGTCATTTAGGAATGGATTATGCTTGTAATTTGAAATAAATATTTCAACATTATCCAAACCAATCAACCGATCATGCACCCAAAATGGTGCGTTTGGGTTATAATCCAAAAAACATTGTTTTGATGTCCTCAACTGCAATTGGTCATAAATTGAATATGGTATACCATTGGCTTCATTCAAAAAAAGATAGTCACGTTTCCCACTCTTGGCATCTTGTTCATTGTCGAATGATTTGAATTCAATCTTTGAATTATTGTGCAATGTAAATATTCGTTCTGTTTTGTTTTCGTCTTTGATCAACTTACGAAAAAAATCATTTGAATCCAATATGGTTTGGAAATCACGCAATGCACCGGATTTTAAGTTTGGTATATCTTGACCAACAACCGTGATAATCTGATTGGGTTTTTCACATGCTTTGATCAATAGCACTTGGAGTATTGAATATGTTTTTCCGGATGATGTGCCACCCTGGTTGATGACTATTTGTTTTTTTGCATGATAATTCCATTCAAATACGGGTGATATATTAAACGGATTATTCAACAACATCATTTTCGTTTGTTATGGGTTTGATACCGGTTGATGTGAATGATATGTTCAACAATTGCCCGGTGTTTTCTTGCTTGATTTCTTTTTTATCGGATTGAT